TTTATTTGTAAATACTGCATAAGAATCAGGGGCAGCATATTTGAACATACATATATATGGAGATATGTAAAGTCAAAAAGAAATGCCTTTCTTTCGAAAGGCATCAGTCCTAGAATACTATTTTAGGGGGTTAAAATATTGGGCAAGTTCCATTAGCACAAAGTATATCTGTGATAATAGAATTTACGCTTTGGTATTTATTAATTTGTTGAGGTGTTTTAGATTCGTTCATTGTGCCTCTTTCTTTCATATATGAGCCTGGGTTTGAAGGTGTTGATACAAAGTCCCAACATAGCAACTCAAAGTCGTCTTGTACTTCCATCAAATCACCCATTTGTTTTAATGAGCCCATACCACGAGATGAAACACCTACTGGTATTCTATTTTCAAATAATGCTTTTAAGATATTACCTGATGGTGTAGGTAGTAATTCAATTGCTCCCATTACATGGTCTCCATCCCACCAAATTTTCTTGATGTTATGAGATACGTTTTTTAAGTTGATAATAGATGAATCTGGGTGGTCTAGTTCACCTAATGCTCTATTAGTGCGAACACTTTCCATATATTTATCTATCTCACGCTCCCATAAGTCTCTTGAGTAATAACGACCGTTACCATTCTTAACCTCACAAGTAGCTAAGATACCTTCTACAAGTGGATTACTTGTAGGTACAGTACCTTCAACTAATTTTAAAGGTTTAGCTGTAAAATATTGGGTTTCAATTAATACTTGTTTCATATTAGCCTTGAGTTCCAGGTTGTTTAAGTAACGCTGCCTTTTTTGATAAAGTATTAGCTAACTCTACTTCTTTTTTTTCTTCTTCAGCGTCTAAAGCTTTCATTGCTGGGGACTCTTCTTTGATTTCCTTTTTTTTACCATGCAGTTTAGCTTTAGCACTATCTAATTTTTTAATTTCAGATTGAAGTTCTTTAACTTTTTTAGCATTATCCTCACCACCTTCTAATTCAGTTAGAGTTTCTAATGCTTTAATTTGTTTTTTACGTTTTACAATTTCATTTGTAATACGTCTTTCCATTACTTTTTTCTTAGCATCTTCACCTTCATTTTTAATAGCATCCATGTCTAATGCTTCAGTTAATGATTTAGGTGAGATATCTTTTACTACACCATCTTTTGTCTTAAGATCATATGTGATTGGTTGTGGAACACTTGAATCTGATCCATCTTTTTTAGCCCATATTGATTTACCAACTATCTCTACTTCTTCACCATTATATGTTACTTTATCACCCTTTTTAAATTCTTTTTCTTCAGTCAATACTTCTTTAATAAGATCTTGGATAGCTAAACGTAATACTGACTCTTTTAAATCACCGTATCCTGATGATTTAAACTTACCTTTAGGTTCTTTTGGTTCACCTAATCCAGGTGCTTCAGTTGTGTATCCTAAATCTTTAACTCCAAATTGACCATTTTTAACATAATAATTAATGTCTTTAGCTAAATTTTTAGCAACAATAGCTCTTAATTCTTCAACATCTTTATCAGCATTTTTAGGATCTTTCATTTCAGTGTAGTATCCTTTTAAGAACTCTTCACCAAAGATATTATCATAATTTTTTTCATCTTTATAATCATAACCACGAGTAGCCATGTCTGTAACTTCTTTAGTGGTTTCTTTTTCTTCAGCTTTGGCTTCTTTTTCTTCTTTAAGAGCAGTAATATTCTCATTAAAGATAGCATGCCAATCTTGTTTTTTACCTGTAGTTACTAAACCACCAATGTTTTCACTAATGACACCTCTATTCTTAAGAATGCGAGTTGTATCTTCAAATGTATTAACAGGTGATAACATGTCTGGGAATAAGCGATAAGCTGATTTTAAAAAATATGCTTTATCTCCTTTACCTTCTTTAATAAGGTTATATTGTACTTGTAGTGTTTTTTCCATGTTTATAAATATGTTTTATGTTAGGACTTTTTGCCTTTCCATAATTGTTTTGTGTCTATTCCTTTAGCTTGCTTATGTAATTTTTCTGAGTCTACAGGTTTAAAACCTAATTTCTCTACATAATAATTATGAGCTGTTCCTTTAGCTTTTTTATTTGGATTAAATGCATTTGGAGTAGCATAATTTGCCCCAGTACCAGGAGTGAAAAAAGCACCAGTTCCTGTGGCGCTCATTTCTTTTAGTACTTTTTTAACTATTTCACGAATTCGATGTTTCATTTTGCTGCCGTTTCTAATTCTTCAACTAATTGATAATATTGAAGTAAATTTACTAAATTATCATCATTTGGTTTATCATTTTTACCTAATAAAGGTAAAATATTAATTACTTCGTTGATTTTAATTTGAATAGCTTTATCTATAACTGATTTATTAAGATTAGTTAAATGAGTTTTGATTTCATTTACTTTAGTATTATAAAATTCTTTTAATTTAGGAGTACTATCAATACTATTGATAAATTCTTTTAATACTAGTTTTTGATTATGATTTAAATCAGCGTATTTATCATTAAACTTTTCAAGTAATACTTTATAAGCTAATACTTGAATGTCTTTATCTTGATGTTTAAATTCTTCTAGAATATTGTTTTTAACTTCTTGCTTATTAATAGTAGATTTAGTTAAAAATTCTAACAAAACAGTTTTATTATCTATAATTTGTGATGGATTTGGAATACTATCTCCACTATAGATTTCTAAAAGAGAATATAATGATGCTTGTGCTTTATAGTTAGGTAATTTTGTTTTAAAGAAATCTTCAATATTATAATGTTTTCTGATTTCATTTACTAAATTGTATTTTTGTCTTCTTAAAGCAGAGCGATTTAGGTGTTTAGCGCTTTCTACTATGGTATTAATAACCATATCTGCTTTAGCTTCACTGACATTTACATTCTTAAAGAAACTTTCGTACAGTTTGTATTCTCTTCCTAGTTCTGTTTTTGTAAAGTACTTTTTTAATATATCGGATGCTTTTGATTCTACTCCTGACAATGTGTCCGCTGTAATTTGTCTTACAAGTAATTCAAAGAGGATGCCCGTATTTTTGTACTTTGAATGTTTAATAGTCATTCTTAGGTATATTTTTGTTATAAATATATATGATTTCTTTATTCTCGTATTTGAGATTCGTCTAATAATGAGGACTCTTCTTTCTTTATTGAGATTTTCTTTTCTAAACCTTCAAGTAAAGTTTTATTTTGAAGTGTTTCTAATGCTAATGGTGAACCACCTTTAAAATTATTTCTAATAGTTTTATCTTCACCTGAAGCATCACCTTTTTTCATCCCTTTATTGCCTAATCTATCAGTGCCAAATACATTATCTTGTGTTCCAATATTAGATGCTCTTTCTTTGGGGCGACCTAATTTAAGATCTTCATCATATCCATCTGGTAAATTCCCCATTCTACTAGCACCATATAATGTAGCTAAGTCATGAGGTGTACCATATGATTTGCCTGATTCTAATGGATCATTACCTTCATTTTCGATTTGTTTTAATCTGAAGGTACGTTTTTGGTCTTCAACTAACAAATCTCTGTACTCATCGTATTGATCTTCACTTAAGTGGAAGATATTATCATAAATCCAGTCAGTAGGTAACAATTTAGTTTCCATCATTTGACGAGCTAAATCTACCTTTTCTTTCATTAACGCAATTCTTTCTTGATCATAAATGATAGAAGGAGTAGTTAATGATAATTCAAAATTAGTTAATTGTTCATTTCTATATCCTTGAGTATATAAGTGAACTAAAGCAATTTTATTTAATTCTGATAGGACAATTCTTTGGATGCGATCAATTGTACGAGCAAAACGAATATCTTCTGCTGCTAATGTTGCCTTGCCTGTTAAATCTTTTTCATAACCCATAAATGCTTTAGGTACTTTTAAAGCAGCAAATAATTTATCTCTTAAATAAACTACGTCTTCAATTGCTGTATAATCCATACCCTTAGTAGGTTCAATTTTAGTAGCACTATCATTTCCTCTTACTGGAATATAGAAGTCTTCTAAGATGTTTTGTTGGTTATACTTCATGTTATATTCACCAGTTTGAGGATCAATAAATGGAGTTTTCTTCATTGTATTGATAGTTTTTTGCATGAAGTTTTCTACTTCATTTGGTGGAATTGAACCAACATTAATATAGAAAATACGTTTTTCTGGGGCGCGAACAATACGATGGATTAACATTGCATCTTCCATCAAAATATATTGTTTATATAATTTACGAGCTGGTTCTAGATATGATCTACCATATGGAAGATAATTTACATCTGTAATTAATCTAAAGTGGGCCATCTCATAGTTATCAAAGTAAAGATTTCTATCGTTTTTTGTAGTTGCATAGTTATCTTTTCCTCCTAAACCATAGTAACCTGATCCACCAGCGTATCCATCTGGTGAAAAGGCAAATCTTACTTCAGCTGGTTTTTTAGAGTCATAGTTTTCTTGTCTTTCAATATGGTAAGCTGTATATGGGATAACATTGTATACACCAAATTTTTCAGCGATTTCTAGTTTTAAGAAAAAATCACCATATTTACACATTTGACGAATCCATGACCACATATTAAATTCAATATTTAATACATCATAGAATAAGTTATATAATATTTTTTGTGTATCTTCATCGCTACTTCTAATTTGAAGTACTTCTCCCATATCATTCTTAAGAGTACATTCGTCCGCGATTATATCTAATGCTGATGAAATGATAGCATCTGTATCCATCGCATCATAATCAGAGTAGATTTGGGTGCGTAAATATTTCCAGTTAATGTTTAATTGAGCACCATAAAGTGAGGTACTATTACTTGCATATATGCGATTATATCTATCAACTAAAGAGTTTGTTTGATATTCTCCGGTCATTTGGATGCTATTAACATCCATTACTTTTAATTCATTTCCTCCAGCATTACGAATTATTACATCTGTTGAAAATAATCGTTGTAGCCTCGAAAATATACTAGTATCTGCCATTTTAAATTAATTATATGTTATAAATATTATAATAACCAGCTAATGTCCTCTTGTCCATGACCGTAGTTTATTTGATACGGGTTATTATATTGGTTTGGAGCGTATGCTCCGTTAAAATTTGGTTTATTAACTGCTATATTGCTTAGCATTGCGCGGGCTAAGTCAACACCTTGTGATTTATATTTTAAAGCTGTGTCTCTTACATACATTGCTGTTCCAAAACTCATAACTAAGTCGTCATTATATCCTGATTGTGCTTCGGCTTTACCATTTTTCCAAATAAACACTTTCATTTCTTCAACTAAACGTTTAGATTGTATAATAACACTTTTGTCTCCAATATACTCACGAAATTTATTAATAACAAGTGGTCTTGTTCTTAAGTTCATTGAGAAACCAGGTACAAGTTTTGATGGATCATCAAGTTTTTCTAGATAAGATTCAGCATTAATGGCTTCAGTTTTAGGAGAAAAATATAAGTTTTTATATCCTCTCTCTTGAATTGAGTCAAGAGTAGCCCATCCTATATTATTATTTTCAACTACTAATAATGCTTCATTATACTCTGTTGAGATAGCTACTAATAAATAACCAAATTCTTTTGGTGATATTTGACCTTTATATTCAGCTACCTGTGTATTAGTGTCAATATCTATAATATGAAATGCTGAAAAGTCTTTACTATCACCTCGAGCAACGTCAGCTACAACCATATAACTTCTAGTGTAATCTGCTGGTTCCCAAATCCATAAATTATGATCTACACCTCGTCTTTCTAATGGATCTTTAACATATGTTTGTGTGATAAAGTCTAAATATTCAGGATAAAATACAACATCTCCTGATGTATTAAAGTCACAATCACATTCTTGTGCTGCCATTCTTGGGTCACCTAACAAGTCATCTTGTCGTTTTCTCCAAACTTCATCTCGTTCAGGATGAACATACCATGGTAATTTAATAGGTAAAAAGTCATTTTCACCTGCTTCTGCTTTAACCCATGTTTGATGAAACCAGTTACCAGTACCGAATGGAGTAGATAACACAATTGCTCCTCCTCCAGTTGCCAAGGTTTGTTGAGCTGATGCCCATATCTCAGCAATACCATCAATGAAAGCAGCCTCATCTATAATAAGGAGTGAAACAGCTTCAGATCGACCTGCATCACCTGCTGCTGAAACTGCTTTAACTTGTGAACCATTACTTAATCGTAATGTTAGTTTATTATTTTCTTCAGCGGGTATTTTTAGCCATGATGGTAAATTTTCAAACATGAATTTAACTTTTGTTACCATGTTTTTAGCTGTTTCTTGTTTAGTAGCTATACATAAGACGTTTTTGTCTTTTTGGAATAACATCAACCATAATGAATAACCGGCTACTAAAGTTGATATACCTAACTGTCTAGATTTGAGTATTATATCATATGGATTATCTCTCCATAAATGTAATACTTTTTCTTGGAATGGGTATAAATTGAATATGATTCTGCCTCGAGTTGGATGCTGAATGTTACAATACTTCTTCATAAAGTGTGCGGGGTCAGTAGCACACTTAAGGTATTCTTCTCGAATTATTTGTTTTATATCTTGACTCATGAAAACTAATTAGGTTCTGGTATATAAATATATCAAAATCCTAAATAAAATTTAACCTGTTCAATGCGTTGTTCAGTAGTACCTGATATTATTCCAAAACTTTTAAAATTATCTAAATTATCTTTAGCAATATGTTTAATAGTCA